TGCCTTTGGTGCAGTGAATCGAATTCGTTCGAGATCTTCAGCAGCAGCACCAGAAGATGATTCATTTACAAGAGAAACATTTACCGTGACTGCGCCAGAAAGAATTATGTCGAGTGGTTTGAAAACTCGAAGACCATTTGCTTCAACACCGCTTGTGGCAATGTATGAAACAACAACGATATTTCCGTTTGTAAGTTTCCTACCAATAATTCCATCACCAAAGTAGATCTGATATTTACCGTTTTTGTTTTCTTCAAGATAGAATACACGAGCATCTGCGTCAACGTCAGTCGCATCCTCTGAAAGAATGTAAGATTCTTGATTTGCATTCTCAGCTGAGGCTTGAACGCTCACTTTGAGAGTTGATGTATCGATATTCGAATCTGGAATTTCAAAGTATTGTTTTGAGTTCGTTTGCGCATCATAGGTGAATGTGAATCCAGTTGGTAGACCTTCTTTGATTTCGAGATTCTCAACAGAAAACAATCCAGTCTGTGAATTCTTGACAGCAATGCGACTTGATGAAGTCACAAAAATAAAGTTTGCACCATCTTTTGTTTCGGAAACGAATCGAGTAAAACGAGGAATTACAACTCGGCTATTTGCGTCATTTGGAACTGGAGTGATCGTGAGATCTACTGCTGCTCGAGCAGCCACACGAGAGCGTGGAGTATACCCGAGAAGTTTAGCATGAGAAACCACAGATCCACGAGTGAGTGCAGTATCGATAAACATCTCATTGGCAACCATATTCAAATAGTAGCCCATATAATGTGTGTTGTATGAGAGAAGATCAAGAAGAACAGACATACCTGAGCCTTCAAAATTATAGTCACTAAACTCGGACTGAGACTTGAGGTATGCCCTTAGATTATCGCGAATTGTGTCAAAGTCCAATTCTGCGACTTTGAGTTTTGCATCTGAATTAGCCATTTAGCGTACTCGTTCTAAGAAAAATGTTACAGTTAGAGGTTCAGTTGTATTTCGAACAAAGAAAGAAATTGTAATATCATAACCATTATCATTGTAATTCGGTACTGCAGTAACCTGTTGAATTTCGATTCTTGGTTCGTAGTTTTTTAGAGTTAGAAAGATCGAATCTTGAATCAAGGAAGTCGTAACATTATCAATCGGCTCAAAAAGAAACTTTTTTAGATTTGAACCAAGTTCTGGTTTAAATGGTCTTTCATAGTGACTTGTGAGGAGAAGACTTCGAATCGACTGAGTTATAGCATTCTCGTTGAGTTTCTTCGAGATATCCTTCGTCGCAGGATGGGCTATGAAATCGAGATCAAAATCGGAAAACTTTCTTGCTATCAATGACATTCTTACAACTCTTGTAATTATCTATTATTTATGTTGGGTCTGGAAGTTCGCCAATTGTTCCAGGATATAGATCGGTGTAATATGACTCTAGATTTACTTCCGATGCGAAATTCGGCAAACTTACAGAAACATCTAGATTGATCGAAGTTGGTAATCCGACAATCTTCAAGAATTTACAGAAATCGAGCGTGAACCATTGAAATAATGCGCCTAGTCCAATCAGTTTGAAGAATTTATTAATCTTCGCCATAAACTTCTTTAGGAGATACATTGGCCACTGCTCGGCAAAGTTCTGTAGTGCTTCAATATAACGATGTATTTTTTCTTCGAGGCTAATAACAAAGTCTTTGATCTCTCCTCCGATAATCGAAATCAAACTAAAACCAAAAACTGAAATACTTTCGATCGCGCTGATAATCTGTTTTCGAATCTCATTTTTAATTTGTGAAGGAGCATTTTTGAGAGCCTCGATGAGTAAAGCGATCTTCGCTTGTATAATGGCTCCGATATCGAGACTCAAGAGAGCAGGAAGGTTAGGAAGTCCAAGAGTATCCCAAATCGTTTTGAACTTGCTAATCAGTCCACCGATTGCACCGTATATAAGAGAATATGCACCATTTTGCAATTTACTCATAATATATGAAAAGATAACCTCTGCTCGAATAGCGATGGAGTTGACTCCATATTTTATGCCATCATATAGTTTGTGAATATCAGGGAGAAGCGCAAACAAAGCATCTACCTTCTCTGCGATTTGAGCCTTGAGTTTAGTGCGATATTCTGGATTCGAAAACAACTGAACGATATCAATAGAGATTCCGAGAACAGGAATTGAAAACGAAACTGGAAGAACTGCATTGATAATCTCTAAAAGTTTTGCCTGGACGAACAAATGAAATTCTTGGCATAACGCAGTAATTCTTCGTTCCCATTCTTTATCTGGTATGCTCAACCCGCCGTAGATTGGCTTGGATAATGAGATTGGAAAGTTTCCCAACACGTTTTCTAAGGTCTTGAGAATTGATCGCATACTTTCAATTGTGCTTTCTAGAGGTGCAATCTTTCTCAAAAGCTCTTGGCGGATCTCTTCTCTAACCTCTGTTGCTAACTCTCTTCGAATTTTTTCTATTTCAACTGTGAATTGAGAAGGAAGATTTGCGAGCTGAACAAATAAATTTGTAAGAGCTGCCTTTGTTGGCAGCATTGTTCCTTCGCATGGTATTGCTAACGAAACTGACATCATGCAGATCCGTTTGAAGAATTATTAGATGTTCTTTTTGCTATAAGTTGAACTTCTTCCAGTGTTTCTGTTTTAGGGAATAATTTCTTCCCAACTACTGTTACAACAGAAGCTGCAGATTTCAAAGTTTTATTGATATCATTTTGAAGCTGAGAGTCGAGCTTGAAATCAATATTTTTTCCAGCTGCCTTTGATGCAACATCATCAATCTTTCCATATAAAGTATTTTTGAGATTATCTTTGAGACTAAGAATCTCACCCCTATTTTCGTTTACGCTTGCTTCAAAATTCGCAACCTTTTGAGTCAACTCACCCAAAGGAGAATTTTCAAGTAAGTCTTTACCTAATGCATTTGCTGCCTCATTGAGTTTATTGAACACATTGCTGACAGTAGAGGTAATTCCTGCGATTGTTTTACCGAGCGACAACCCCTCAGTTGGAATTTTCTTTGCTGTAATTACCACTTCCTGAAGATCAGGAACAGAGTTTGCTAGAGCTGTTTGAGCGTTTGTATTTGCAGCAGCCGCAGCGTCTTCTGCTGATGCTGCAGCTCCACCGCCAGTCAATCCAGCACCAGAGGATGAAGTTGCAGATCCAGACTGCATATTGATTTGTGCAGCTGGAATATCAACACTATCACCTTGCAATGCCGTAGTCTCTCCTTTGAGGCTGAGTTTCTTATTGGCTGTGATATTTGCAACTCCAAGAGAATTTATATTCATATCAGAGGTTGACTCAGTGAAGTTTTTCTTGCTCTTCATACGAATATCACCAGTTACTGAAAGATTATAGTTTCCAGCAACCTCGATATTCATATTGCCACCAACCTTTAGATTACAGTCACCACCGACTGTAACCGAACACTTGCCGTCGATATAAACATAATCTGAACCCATGACGACAGTGTAATGATCTTTTTGTATACGATCAACGCGATTTCCGTTTGTATCTACTTCAATATATGAACCATTGCGATGCGCCAAGTGTATTCGTTCTTTTCCTGGAGTGTCATCAAATTCTAATGCATGACCTGATTCAGTTTCAAGTGCATTATTGTATGGATACTTTGGTGCATATGCAGGATTTGGTTCATTCCAAGAAACACCACCCGCAGAAGTAATATTTTTCTTTTGATTCTTTTTTCTTGTTGCAATCACTGTGCCTTCAGATTTACCACGAGCAAGACGATTGAATGTAGACTCTTTGATATATTTGCTTTTTGGATATTGTTCTGCCGCGTCGTCTGGCTTCTTTGGACGCGAGCTGACTGTTGTTCCTGGATCGCTAAAACCTTTTTGATAGTTTGGTTTTTTATCAGGCTTTCCTGGAAGAACTCCGATAATTGCAGGATTTTGTGCATTGTCGCCATCAATGAAAAATCCAAAAACCATATCACCTTCTTTTGGTGCATAGCCACCTGGACTATTGACTGGAATTACAGGATGAGCCCACGGTAAAGTATCTGTCGGAATCTTTACTTTATCTTCTGTGTGCCAACCAAAGCAGCGAACACGAACACGACCAAGCTGTTCTGGATCATTGCGATCTTCTACGATCCCAATCCACCAAATAAACCCTTCGAGTCCGATAAAATTTTTCTTTGCTCCTGGCATTACTTACCCTTCTTTGATAATCTATTCAATCCGTCTTTCGCACCTGGAACTTCTTCAGCATATGAGTCAGAAACTAATTCTGCAATTGATTCAAACATATCTTCCGTAAATTTATGATTTACAGAGGAGACAAGATATTTACCAGTTCGTTTCTTGTCTAATTTCTTTCCTGCTTGTCCTGCAGATTCGAACATTGGGAATTCATAATTGACAATATCACCTGCTTTAAGTTCGATATCTCCTGGCATTATGACCTTAATCTTAAAGTGATTGAGCATGACCATATGCATTGCTCTTGGTAATAACCAATACTTTACATCATTGCTTTTTTCAGATACTGAGTCATTGATTGACAGATATGTCCTAAAGAACGATTCTTTCGAATCAAATAGACTTTGATCTTTTGTGTTCTTGAATGAATTTACAGGTTTAAACTTATTGATCAAATTTCCTTGTGCTTCTGCAATGTTTAGATTATAATCTGCGAAGTCATAACTTTGATTGAATAGATCAATGAGCATTAAACGCGAGGAAAATGCACCATTAGAAATTGATGTGAGCATATCAAAATCGCTTATAATATCAAGATTGTCGACAGAGTCTTTATTGTTTGCAGGATCTCGGTCGGAGTTTTTAATTTCGTATCGTAATGTTTTATATGGCTTCTGTTTGATGAGAGTTTGCAAAGAAGTTAGATTGAATCCGTTTTTATTCTCGAAAAAGAAATAACAGAATTTCTTTTGATCATATCCTCGTGCAGTTGCCCACTGAATTGCTTCAAATGGACGGTAATTCGGTATAATGAAATCAAAATTACCAGAAGTATTTTCAAGAGAGGCAATTCGAGCTGGATCGACTTTGAGTTCCTCAGTTAGAATATCAGAAACCACATTTCTAATTTTAGTTGACTTGTATGCTTTACTTACAAGCAATTGCTGTGATGTAATCATTTCATCAGAGCAAAAGTGCAGCACATAAACTTGACCTGCATCAGTACTTGGTGATCTCTTAGAAGTTTTGAATATTCTAAACATTCTTTCCAAGTCCAGGCTTATCTATACCAACTTTTAGATACTCATTTCCAACAAGATAAAAGTTACTGAACACGTCATTACCGTCATTGAGTAGAATTTCACCATACATGACGCTTGCATATATGTCTTGGAATATTTGCATTTCAACATAAATTTGTCTCAAATCTAAACTTTGTCCACCTGAGTTGATAAGTTCCAAGGAATTGAATTTGAAATCCTTAGAACCAAACATTCCATCTGTTGAACTATTAGTCGATTCGTCAGCCATTTAACATCAATTGTCTAAATTCATTTTCAACTCTATCAAGATATTTTGGATCAAGAAGTCGAATTTTTCTTTTCTTTTCGTTTTCTTCTTGTTCAAAAGTATAGATGGAGACTGCTTTATTTTTTACTGTAATTGTCACTGTATATGTCGGATAAGTCACAACTTGACTTGAAATGGTCAAAGAAGAATCTGCATCTGTAGGGAGAGAAACAGTTTGAGATGAGATTGAGTTTGTTGCAAAATTTACAGAATATTCACTGATACGAGAGGATTCTATAGTTTCATTAAGAATCACACCCTGATGTACAGCAACTTGTTTTGTTTCTTTCTCATAATGATGAACAGTAGATTTTGCTTGTTGAATTGACATAGAATATTTCTTTTGTATAAACTTATCAAGCACTGATGTTTTCAGTGGCCAATCATAATTTGGATTGAAGATGTTATTGAAGAGCAAGATGATCCAACTTCTATATGAATCTCCATAAACTTTATATGCAAGTGTATCTGGTGTGTCTTCATCAACAATCAAATACTCATATGAAAGTTCTATGTTATTTGTAATATCTCTCAGAAAAATATTTCGAGCAAAGATATTTGTTACCGCATTGACGTTGATTGTATTCTTGTCAAATGTATATAATGTTTTTGGAAATGACTCAAAATATTTCATTAGAATCCTTCGTCGATAAGTTTCTTGTGCAAAATTTCGACTTCTTTGAATCGAAGTTGCATGCTAATTTCTACTGGCATACCATCTTTGAATGCTGTCCATTGACCTGCACTTCCATAGTTTACATCGATACCCTGTAGCACGCAAGTAGAAATTCTTGGAAGATTATAGTTTCCGTATTGACCAACCATAAATTCAATATCAAATTCTGATGGTGGAATAAAATATCTACCACGACCGTTTGATGGAATTTCAGGAGCAGCGAAAAATCTAAATTTCTTGATAATTTCTCTGATGATTCTTGTCTCTTTCTCATTTTTTGGAACAAATTTGAAATCAAACATAAACTCTCTGTTTTGTATATTCTTGAATAGTAATTCTACTTGAGGGTTGAGAGCTAATCCTGCAGAAAACAAAAGAACATCTGTGATTCCTGCTCCAAAGTTTCCAGTTTTTTCTGCAATCAAACCACCAACTTCAGCAAGAGAACCAGAACCTCTGGTTGCGCCCAAACCGCTTTTCACTGCGTCTTGCGTTCCACTAATCATATCAGTTCCGACTTGTGCAGCAAGCCCAGTTTTCCCGAGTGCTGCAGTCAAACTCACCTGATCGTAATCGTTTACTAATTGTTGTGTAACTGTATCTGGCATATACAAACAGATAGATGCAGCTGCACGACGAGTTTTACGAGTTAGATCAATACCAGAAACAATGGCAGCAGAAGCAGCAATTCCAATAGTTGCTCCTACAGCTGAACCTGCCAGTCCTCCAAGAAATTTAGCAAAATCTTTTGGACCTGCTAAAAATGATTTTGCACCTTCCCCAGCATTTTCTATGCTACCTTCAGCTGCAATTATTGTTCCTAATCCTGTTATTACATTTGCATCACCAAGAGCGTTTGATGATCCAGCTCCTAATCCACCACGTCTATTAGTATCTGCAAACCCAACTTGATTTTCAGTCTTTACTGAATATTCAGACTTATTCTGAATCATTGGTGTAAATTTGATATAATGCTTATAACGAGATGTGTCGTTTCCTATATTTTCTGGAAATCGAAGATCATCAAATTTAAATGGGTTTTTGATTAGGCTTTTTTGTATTCCTGTTGGTGATTTGCTCACACTCATCTTAGTAGAGCGACTTGAATCTGAAGGAGTAGATTGTTGATTTGCCATTTAAAGACCCTATAAATACTTGATGGCTTACAGTGGTAAATTTAGTCTAAAAAATACCAATAAATATTTAGGTGATCCCACGAACATATGGTATCGATCTTTATGGGAACGCCGAGTAATGGTACACCTTGACGAAAATCCAAACGTGACAGAATGGGCAAACGAAGAAATCATTATTCCATATTTATCGCCTGTAGATAATCGTTGGCATCGGTATTTTCCAGACTTTTTTGTTCGTGTGAAAAATAGAATAGGAGTTTCAGAGGCAATGATTCTAGAAGTAAAGCCTAAGAGTCAGTCGATCCCTCCACAAAAGAGGAGCAAAATTACTCGAAGATATATCAACGAAGTGATGACTTGGGGTGTAAACGAAGCCAAGTGGGAAGCTGCGAATAATTATTGTAAAGAACGAGGATGGAAGTTTAGAGTGATCACAGAGGACGATCTAGGAATCTAATGTCACAATCGCTATTTGATAAGGTCAATTCTCAACTCGCTGCCAGTGGAATCAAACCAAGAACAGCGGCAGCGCAAGCATGGCTGCGTGATAGAGTCTCAGCTCTTCGAATACCAACGAATCGTTCGAATATTCTAAATGATGCAAAGAGAATCTCAGGAAAGGCATTCGTCGGAAGGATGTATTTCTATCATTACGATCCAAAACTTAAAGATATTCTTCCTGTCTATGACAGATTTCCATTGGTGATTCCGATGGAAATCTACCAAGATGGATTCCTTGGAATGAATCTGCACTATCTCGATCCAGGAAGTCGTTTAGCTCTTCTCAATCAATTGTACGATTTTGTAAACAATGATAAATATGACGATACGACTCGATTCAATCTTTCTTATGATTTATTGGCTTCTTCGAGAAGATATAAGTTGTTCGAGCTTTGTATAAAGAGATATCTATTGAATCATATTCGTTCCTCTCTGATCTATATTGAGCCTGACAATTGGGAAACAGCGATATTTTTACCTACGGAAAAGATGGTGTATAAGAAGTAATGCCTTTCAAAATATCTTCATTTCGCGCACACTTTCAAAAACATGGCGACTTTGCACCAAGTTCTAAATTTGATGTTCGAATTACAGCACCTCCAGGATTGGCTATAGCTGCTGGAGACCTTCGCTTTCAATGCGAAACGACCGAGCTTCCAGGCTACAATGTCAATACTGTCGATAATCGCTACTATGGTGTGGGTGATCCTGTTGCCTCATTTCCTGCAGCATTCGCAGATTTGACACTCAATTTCATTTGCGCTGGAGACTTCTGGGAAAAGAAACTTTTTGATCGTTGGATGAATTTAGTAATTCCATTTAACAACTACAATCCAAACTATAAAGATGCTTACACTGCTCCAAAAATTGAAATCAATCAATACTCAGGAATTTCGAGAGAAACAGCACCTGCAGGTGAAACTCGAGATCCAAATCGTCCAGAGAACCAAGGACTTAGTGACCTCGCGTCGTCAGAAATTGGTGAGAAGATCTATACTGTGGCTTTCTTTCATGCATTTCCAACTGCAATTGCACCAATGAATCTCAATTGGGGTGACGATGCCTTTCATCGTCTTGCAGTCACATTTAGATATGAGTATTGGACGACTAGTGACATAGAACTATCTGAAAGACAACGCGCTTCTGGTGTTGCTGTGACACCACCGCCAGCAGTTGTTGGTTTCGATCGTGCAGGAGCCAGTGGATTCAATAACCCAAACAGCTCAGAAGGAATGCGTCAGCGTGGACAACTTAAAGGTGGAGATATTTTCCCTAGATTTTAAAATGGAGTAAATTATGCCGTTACCAAAAATTGAACATCCAATTCATGAAGTGTATTTGAAGTCATTAGATAAAACAGTTCGTTATCGACCGTTTCTAGTCAAGGAAGAAAAACTTCTTCTTATGGCAAAAGAATCAGAGGACTTGCAAGACATTCTAAAAACAATCAAACAGATTATCTCAAATTGTTGTTTGGAAGATATTGATGTTGAGTCACTTCCGATCTTTGACGTTGAAATGTTTTTTATACATCTAAGAATCAACTCTGTTGGCGAAACATCAGAATTGATGTATACATGTGCTCATGTTGTAAATGAAGAACCATGCAATCATGTTGTTGAGTTTGCACTTGATTTGAAAAATGTCAAATATCGATTCAACGAACAACATAACAAGATTATTGCATTGACGAAAGATATTGGTGTGTGTATGAAGTATCCTTCATTGACGCTACCACAATCGTTACTTGATGATAAATTTCAAGATGGAGGTTACGAAATTATTTCAGAATATCTCGATTACATCTATGATGAAAATCAAACTTATAAGACTGAGAATATCAGCAAAGAAGAATTATCAGCATTTTTTGATGATTTATCTCTTGAACAAGTGAAGGCGATAAAACAGTTTTTTATAACAACTCCTTCAGTTGTTCTTGAACAAGACATTATATGTCCAAAGTGCAGTAATAATCATCATATGGTTTTGGAGGGCATCCTAAATTTTTTCGAATGACGCTTGGTTATGATAATCTGAAAAACTATTATTCGACGAATTTTACTTTGATGCAACACCACAAATATTCGTTGACGGAATTAGATAATCTAATTCCCTGGGAAAAGCAGATTTATGTGAAACTTTTAGAAAATCATGTAAAGGAACAGAACGAAAGACTCAAATTAGCACAGGCTCAAAGGCGTAGATGAAAAGTAATATCTCAGACAAAGACATAAAAAAACTTCGAGAACAATTACGAGAACTCGAAGGAAAGACTTCTCAGAAGAGTGCGAATCTTCTAGAGGAAGCAATTCGTTCTGAGACTGAGGGGCTTGGTCTTGTTTCAACTTTAAGAAAACAAAGAGAGATTCAAGAGCAGTGGCAAATTGCAACTGAAAAGACAACAGGATTTTTGAGTAGATTTCTAG